GGTATCGTCAGGGCAATTTTGTGCAGTTGCCAACAGATGATTGGCAAGATGAAGAAACATCTGCTAGGGTACACGCATATTATTGACGGAGACGGCTATGGCTATTGGCGGATTGATGGATACTAACGTACCGAGTCAGCTTGACGAGGACGATTTACGCGCTGAGTTGGAGATAGAGATACCGGACTCTGGCGGGGACCCTATGCTGTATGCTGTGGATTCCAACGTAGAGATAGAGATTTCTGAGGAGGACGACGGCAGTGTTTTGGTTGACTTTGATCCAGAGGACATGCGCGGCGAGGACGGGGACTTTTACGCAAATTTGGCGGAGGAGATGCCGGACCGCGAACTTAGTCGCATTGGCAACGATTTAGCTGCGGAGTTTGACGCGAACAAGGCTGGTCGTCAGGATTGGGAGGATGCGTATACAAATGGTTTGGAGTTGTTGGGATTTAATTACGAGGAGCGTACTCAACCGTTTCGCGGTTCCAGCGGCGTAACGCATCCTTTGTTGGCGGAGGCTGCTACGCAGTTTCAGGCGCAGGCATTTAACGAGCTACTTCCCGCGAGTGGTCCTGTACGAACGCAGGTCATGGGCGAGGAGACACACGCCAAGGCTGATCAGGCCAAGCGGGTTAAGCAGTTTATGAACTACTACATTACGAATGTCATGGAGGATTACACTCCTGACATGGATCAGATGTTGTTTTATTTACCGCTTGCGGGCAGTACGTTTAAGAAGACTTATTACGATGAGGTCATGGACCGCGCAGTAAGTAAGTTTGTTCCTGCGCAGAACTTGGTTGTGCCGTATGACACCTCTGATTTGGATACGTGTCCAAACATTAGTCAGCTTATTCGCATGGATTTAAATGACCTGCGCAAGAAGCAGCTTGCTGGTGTGTATTTGGATATAGACGTGATACCTGCGCAGGGGGACATTACGGACGTAGACTCTGAGATAAACCGCATTGACGGCGTAGAGCCTTCGCAGATTGATTACGACTGTACTTTGTTGGAGTGTCACGTTGATCTGGACTTAGAGGGTTATGAGGACGTTGACGATGACGGCGATCCTACGGGCATTAAGGTTCCTTATCTTGTCACGATATCTCAGGACAACGGTCAGGTTTTGTCTATTCGTCGGAATTACCGTGAGGACGATCCGGCTAAGAAGAAGATTGCATATTTTACACACTTTAAGTTTTTACCGGGATTTGGGTTCTATGGCTTGGGCTTGATCCATACCATAGGTGGTTTATCGCGAACCGCGACGAGTGCGCTTCGGCAGTTGATTGACGCGGGTACTTTGTCGAACTTACCTGCGGGGTTCAAGGCCCGCGGACTGCGGATCAGGGACGACGACGAGCCTCTACAACCGGGGGAGTTTAGGGACGTAGATGCTCCGGGCGGCGCTATTCGGGACAGCTTAATGCCGTTACCGTTTAAGGGTCCTGACCGGACGTTGTTTGAGTTGTTGGGTTTTGTTGTACAGGCTGGACAGCGGTTTGCGACTATCACTGACATGAAGGTTGGCGACGGCAATCAGAACGCGGCGGTTGGCACGACGATAGCGATGTTGGAGCAGGGTTCTCGTGTAATGAGCGCGGTTCACAAGCGTTTGCATTATGCGATGCGTCAGGAATTTAAGATTTTGGCGCGGGTAATGTCGGAGAGTTTACCGCAGGAGTATCCGTATTCTGTTGCTGGTGACGAGTCGAGCATCATGGCGTCTGATTTCGACGACCGTGTGGACGTAATTCCTGTCAGTAATCCGAATGTATTTAGTCAGGCGCAGCGGATTGCGTTATCTCAGACTAAAATGCAGTTGGCTGCACAGGCACCAGAGATGCACAACATGCACGAGGTATATCGTGATATGTATGAATCTTTGGGTGTTACGGACGTTGATAGGATAATGAAGGCGGTTCCTGACGACGAACCGCGGCCCTTGGACCCTGCGCAAGAGAACATCAACGGTTTGGACATGATGGAGTTACGTGCGTTCGCGGGTCAGGATCATCAGTCTCACATCACGGCGCATTTAATCTTTGGGTCTAGTCCTTTGGTTGGTCAGATGCCACAGGTTGCTGTTGCTTTACAAAAACACATTTTGGAGCATGTTAAGATACAGGCTGAAGAGGCTGGTATGCAGCAGATGCAGCAAATGCAGGGCGGCGACGAGGCTCAGATGGAGATGCAGTATCAGACGGTAGTGGCTCAGTTGGTTGCGCAGGGAATGCAACAGGTAAAACAGCTATCTGGACAATTATCTGGTCAGGGGCCTGATCCTCTGGTACAACTCAAAGAGAAAGAGTTGGAGATTAAGGCGCAGTCGGAACAGTCGGACGCTCAGATGGATCAAGCGAGACTTCAGCTTGATGCTCAAAACCAGCAGATGCGTGGTCAGCAGTTCCAGCAACGCTTGCAGAGCCAAGAACAGCAGACGGACAAGCGCATTCAGAGTGCGATGGACCGCGAGATTATGAAGCAGAGGAGTTAGTAATGGCTAAAGTAAAATTCCAAGGGGCCCCTGCGGGTCCATCTCCGAAGGCGGTTCCTTACGCTGATATTAAGGATCAGGGCCGTATTCCGTATGGCAAGAGTGCGCCGTTCAAGATACCTACGTCTACTGCGATTAAGACGGCCCGCGGCATGGGTGCCGCGAAGCGCGGCGGTAAGTACCACGCGTGTGTCTAATGGAGTTTTGACATGAGTAGATTTCTCAACGGCCTGTCTAACTTTCAGATGAACAGTGGTGTTCCTCCGCAGCCTGTACCTCAGCCGCTTCCTTTTGCCCCACAGCCGGAAGCTCTTAGGGGTTTTAATTCAGGTGAGCCTCAGCCACAAATGGGTAGTCCTTTGATGGCGTTTGACGGCTCCAATCAAGTACCGATGAACGACCCAAGCTTTGGTCAAGCTTTGAATCAACAACAGATGGGTCCTCAACAACAGATGGGTCCTCAACAACAGATGGGTCCTCAACAGCAGATGGGTCCTCAACAGCAGATGGGTCCTCAACAACAGATGGCTGGTGGATACGGGTTAACGGGCGCGTACCAAGGCGACCAGTTCTCTCGGGGTGTGATGTCTTTACCTCAAATACAGGATAATTTTTATTCGCCTCCCGCGGGTGGTTACACGGCACCGCCAATAACTTCACCGTACTCAATGTTCTAATGCTATGATTGATCCTGTAACGGCTTTTGCCGCAGCCAATGCCGCCTTTAAGGGCGTGAAAATGTTGGTTGGCGCGGGACGCGAAATGCAGGACGTCAGCAAGCAGCTTGGGGCTTGGTATTCTGCGGTTGCGGATATTTCCAAGGCTGAGACGCAGCGAAAAACTCCTACATGGTTAGATAAGAAGACTCTCGGCACCGATAACATAGAGCAGCAAGCTATGGATATCGTAATCCGCAAGAAGACTCTTTTGGAGAAAGAGAAAGAAATTAAGTTTATGCTGGATTATCGGTTTGGCTTAGGTACTTACGACGAGATGTTAGGTATGCGGCGCAAGATACGTGCAGAGCGGGAAGCAACGGTTTACAAAGCGATGGAAACAAAACGTCAGATACAGAATAATATGGCTATTGCCGCCCTGTCATTGGGCATTATTGGAGTGCTTGGCGGAGGTGTTTATTTAATTGTGTTGGCTACGCAATGATTTCGGTTTTAGTTTTGTCTGTTGCGCTTGCGGGCGTAGCAAATCCAACGCATGTCAAATGTAACTTATGGAAAAGGTTTACGGACGCAGGTGGTCAAAAGGTATGTGTATATAGATTCAGTGCGGGTTTTGGTGGGTTGGGATATCATTTCCCTACGCTTAGTTTTTCAGAGTGTCCGAAAGTCTTTATGTGTGTTTACGAGAAGAAAGATAAACGCCCTAGTTTATCGGAAATATTAGATGGCCTGAAAGGAGGGTTCTAATGTCTATAACTTTTAAGACTATACTAGAATATCGTCTTATGCCGAGACTTATGATGTTTGTAATGACCGTGATGTATATACGGGTTTTGGAGTGGGGGATGACTTTAGAGGATTTGTCCACACAGCAGTCCGCGATGATATCAATTTGTTCTGGGTCCATGACGGGCGCGTTTGCGGTATGGTTAGGATCAGAGAAATGATGGCGCTGTTAGGAAGTTTACTGGGCTTTGGGAGTTCTTTTCTCCCCGAGATTCTTAGCTATTTTAAGGCTAACCAGCAACAGAAGCATCGTATGGAGATGATGCAGCTTGAAACGCAGTTGGCGCAGAAGCGTTCTGAGATGAAGCTGGTTGAGTTAGATAAACAGGCAGATATCGCGGAAACGAAGGGGTTGTATGAGCATGACCGATCTATTGACGCTGGCGGATTTATCAACGCTCTTCGGGGTTCTGTGCGTCCTGTCATTACTTATGCCTTTTTCGGACTGTTCGTAGCTACAAAAGTAGTTATCATGGTTAAAGTAGGGCAGTCTGGCGGCGATTGGACGGAAGCTGTTGAACTTATGTGGGACCCAGAAACAGCCGGACTTATGTCGGCGGTCTTAGCTTTTTGGTTTGGAAATAGAGCAATCTCTAAATATGCGGGGAAGTAGTTATGGGATACAAGTTAGGAAAGCGAAGCCTGTCAAGGCTAGAAGGTGTCAACGACGATCTGGTAACGGTCGTGAAATACGCTATCGGCGT